GCTTCATCTATCAGAGTATTAAATTACAAATTATTTATTGTAAGAACCCTATTTCGCTGAATGACAGTATTCGCCGACACGCTGTTATCTAACCAACTGCCACGCACCTGATTAATCAACGCCTGCGTATAGATGTCATTGTCAGTGAAACTGATTTGCGCCGCTGGGTTGGAAACATAGAAGCGTGACTTTGGTCGACCAAAGTCGTTAGGCAGGTGCAATTGATTGTTGCGGAAGAACAATTTGTCAGCAGCACGCAACGAGGTTGCTTTAGTCACCGTGTTTTTCGAAGTAACCGTGGCGATGTTGTTTTCGATGATAACCGAATGGTCATTCGCTGTATTGGTATTCTCCTCAACGTAGAACGGCACGCCGTCGCAATATTCGCATTCGAGAACGTTATCGGCAAACGTGAAGTCACCCAAGCCATACTTCACAGTGGCTGCTTTCGCAAATGCCGACAAGAATGAAGTCAATCGACTGTTGCCCGTAATACGATTGCGTCGGATTTTGGCAACGGGTTTGGCTTCGGGGTCGTTGTTTCGGTATTCGATAGCCCAATAAGAGCCGCGCTGAATTGTGTCGATTTTATTCATGCCTTCAATCACGTTATCTTCAATGATGACTTCAGGATTGACCTGCGTAACCCATCGCTGCCATGCCTGCTGTTTAATCTCAATACGGATACCGCTCTCACGATAATAGTCTTGATTCAAATCAAGTTGCGCACCCTCAGCAACGTTCCCATCACGTTCAAGGACAAACGTGCCATCAAAGTGAATCGTGTTGCGGACAAATTTAATAAGCGCTACTGGGTACTGGCGATTTTCATATGCAAAACCATGCAAGCGGTTGTCAAGAATATTATTCTCTTCCGCGATAAAGTCCAACGCATCGTGTGAATCCAAACCCTTGCGGTAGTTACGTTCGAGTTTGTTACCCTTAATCATGCTGTTCAGGCCGAAGTTAAGCGAACCTGACAAGGCGGTGATACCGTAACCAGTGTCGCCGTTGGCCTCATGACCGTTGTGGTGGCAATAGTTATTCAGGGCTTGAAAGTCCTTCTGCCAAGCGTATGCAATACCTGCTACTCGGTTGTGATGAGAAACACATTCAATTGCGCGATTACCACTGGCCTTAATAGTAGATTCACGCAATTAGTCAAGGGTAATTGTCCCTTCTTTAAATTGCTTACCCAATGCAACGACTTCTCCGTTGTGCGAGGTGAAGAAGATACCTATTCGGTTAGAACCTTTTGATTCTACGCGCTGAACCAGTCCGTTGGTAGTATCGACCATCATGATATTCATAACAGAGCCGCGATATGTCTCGCCTTTCCAGTGGAACGTGCCTTTGTATTCAATGGAAAAGTCTTCAAGTGTTATATCGGGTAGACCATTGACTATCAAACCGCACCAAGTGCGCGCGTCAGTCGAGTTATTTTCCGAGTCCCATTTTTCAGGCTATTCCCAGTTGTAGACAATGTTGGTTTTGCTCATACCTGCACCTTTGATGCCTTTGATACCAGCATGGCGTTTGTCCATACGAATTTGTTCAGTCAGGGTGTAAGTATCTTCACCGAATTCGATAAAGCTCTTTGTTGCAGCGGCACACTCGATTGCCGTCTTAATTGCCTGACTATCACTCATGCCGAGCGCTTTCAGCAGGTCAACTTTCACATATCCTATTTCACAAGACATGTTTTACTCCTGTTGTTGATGAAAAAAAAAACAACCCACAGTTTACACTATGGGTTGGATAAGCACTAGGCTTGGTTCTGGGAAGCGTATACCTGCAATAAACAAGACAGGTCTTCCTTAGACACCCCATGCTTCTCGGCGGCGGCATTCAGGTCTACGAGAGCTTCCGTAATCAGTGCTATCAGGGCGTCATCAGTTAAGTCCTTTACCTTATCTGATAGGTTTGAACATTTGCGGATTTTGCCAATACCAGTCAAATGATTCTTGAGTTTTGCCGCGTCGGTGAGCAGCATTCGCACTTGGTCGATGTGTGTATGTGGCACAACCAAGACAGTTTGGCTGTCTTTCGGATTTGAGCCAATACGCAGTGTTACAGCGCTATCATCAACAATGGCGTGGTACTGGCCATATGTCAGGGTTTTCGCTTGAGTACAAGTCATTATTTAACCCCCGTGCTACCAAAACCGCCTTCACCGCGTTCGGTGTTTGACAGTTCGTCGACTTCTTCAAAATTAACCTGTTCGACAGGAATAATCATCGCTTGTGCGATACGTTCACCGACGCAAGGCATTCCGAGGACATCGCTACTGCGTTTGGTCAGTTTAACCAACACTTCGCCGCGATAATCAGCATCAACCACGCCAGTGCCGTTCGCTAATGTGATGCCTTGTTTGAATCCATGACCGCTGCGGCTGTAAATCATCATCACATGGCCTTCAGGCACTTCAAAATGAAGACCTGTTCCGTAGGTAACAGTGCGCCCATGCTCGAATCCTGTATCGACTATACGAGCCGCATATAGGTCGAAGCAAGCGGCGCCTGCGCTACCATAGACAGGTATTTTCGCCTCTGGGTGGACCTTCTTAATCTTAACGTTCATTGGTATCTCCATATAAGCCCGTCAGGGGCATTTTTAAAAATCTATCGACTAAAACCATGCCGATTTTAGTCTTAACGTAGCGGGCACACAACTCTTTAAAATAAGTGCGCTGCATACGGAACTCGCCCGTAATCGGTGCAAAAATGACACCCTTTTCGCCAAGTTCGTCGAGTTTCAAACGCTCGTCGGAGCTGATGCAATCAAAGTCAACAGTACCGCGTTCGAGGAATGTGAGTAGTAAATATTCCTCAAATTCCATTTGACGTTTGCTGGTGTCATTGATTACCCCGAACAGTTCGTCGTTGAATTGTCGGCGAGCGCAGCCGCATTCTTTAGGGGATTTCATCTCCAATTCCTTGTATCTTCCAAAAGTGTACGATATGGTTGCCAGTTGCGGAAGTTACGGTTTTCATCGCGGTATGCTTCTACGCCATTAAACTTAGCTTGATGGTCGAACGGCGACATATGACCCGCTTCAATCAATCGCTCGGCGAGTTTAAAGTCTTCTTCAACAGATGGTTTTTGCTTGTTGTGATTCAAATAGGACACACGGGCGCAGCGGGCGGCTGAGATTTTCGCTTTCTGCGAGTACGTCCATCGAGTGTTATCGAGTTCATCCTCGCGCAAATATGGAAGATGGAATACACGTTGCTCAGGAACGGATTCATCCATTGCCTTTTTAATCTCTTTTGCCAGTGCTTGAATTTCAGGCTGTGCGTCGTCGGCAATGCGCAGTTTGAAGAAGTTGGCCCATTCTGTCGCAGTGATGATAGTTTCCGCCCACATGAATGGTTCGAGAATGCGGTTAACAACCTGTTTATGTACGCCAATTTCAGCCAGTTCTTGAGCAATGTTGGCGGCAGTGTCGGCAGCTTCCATCCATACCAGTTTTGCGGCTGCAACACGAGCAGTATCTATCTCGGATTCAGCCACCATACCTGCTTGGTTCTGACCCCAATGCACGGGGACGACTGGCTCGTTGCGAACCATCTCAATCAGCTTGGCTGTTGGCACAGCGCGGCTCGACGCGGTGCTGCGGCTGAACACGCGATGGGTATTCAGTTGCGGCAGGATAAAGCGAGGGTATTTGACTTGCACCGAGGTAATGCGAGTACCACCCATGACGCTGTCGGCAATTACTTGGCATTCAATCATTTTGGACGTCCTTCTTAATACTGATTAACTTTGTGTACATGAGATGTGCGTGTACTGTTAGAATCGCCAGCATGAAAACAAGCGACACGAGGAACACAAGAATATCGCTAACACTTTTCGAGTTGAATAATTTATCGAGCAATTGTGCATCGACGTAGAATAAGATTAAAAAGATTACGATGCTTTTGATAGCATAGAGTGCATTTACTTTCATTTATTTTACCTTTCGAATGATGAGTTTAGAGAATTTATCGTCGATTTCAGCGAAACCAACGACGTAGCGAATATCATAATAACCCATAAGCATAGTCTTAATGACATTATCGCTGTCATTGGCAAGGTCAATCGGCAAGTCGTTACAGTTAATAACGTCATAATTTCGGGCTAATTCATTAACCTTGTCATGGATGTCTTCAGTTGCAAATACTGCATTATTCAGCAGTGTCATGATTTCGTATTCGTCCATTTAGTCACGTCCCAATGCCATAATTGCTTTTGTCAAGAGTTCATAACGGGATGACGCTGTTGCCACGAGATATTCACCACTCCAACCATTGTATTTCTTAAATACACCCTTGGTCATACGAAGCACAAACTTTTCGTTTGCAACACCGTCCTTTGCAAAGTATTGGATTGGGATGATATATCGAGAGTTTCCGTATTTGTCTGCCTTGACCGAACAAACTTCGTCGCAATTCAGAATCCGAACCAGACGTTCTTTGTCTTCGCTATCTGGCATATCGTAAATCATACGACGAATCGTATTGTCACCAAGGTCAAGGCGATAATGCCTGATGAGTTTCGGAAGTTTGAGGTTGTGTTGCTCAAACAGCCGTTTAGCTTCGTTGTTGTACGCCATTGTTAGTTCCTTTGTTTGTTGTTAAGTGA